GAATTTCTTCAGGAACGTGTTAATGGTGAAGGTGCTGATTTACGGGTATTGACTGTGCCAGACGAACTTGAAACCAAAGATGAAATGGGTAGAGTTGTTAGAAACTGGCATTTATCTGAACGAGATGGATACGAAGTAATCCGAGAAAATCATAGACATTGGTAAAATTCAATTGACATTTTTTGAGTCCGTGATACGATGATCTTGTAAGTCGTAGTACAAAAATTAACATTAAAATAAGTTACACATATGTCGGATATTAAAAATAAGAAGTATGTAGTTGTTCGTAACAACCAACGAGTCTCAGATATGGAATACGATACGTCGTATGATGCATCTGAAGAGTTGCAACATTGGGTGGCTATCATTAAACGATGGCCAGATGGATCAGTGGTTGATGTTGTTGAAAAGGACGATAAGAATCACCGTATCTGGGAATAAATTATGGGACTACGTGAACAAATCAAGAATGCTGGGTCTGAAATCGAGATAGATCAGTTGATGTCAACGGGTAAGACATTTGACTATGTTTCAGACAAAACAAGGAATGCCTGGAAGTCTACCGCCAGGTCACGGATTTTCGGATTGAGCAAAACGACTTCTGTACAAACTGCTCCCGATCTGACTACGAAGAAGTCAAAGGTTACGAAGAAGTAATATAACCGTAACACATCACTACGATTTACAAACGCCATCATACGATGGCGTTTTTTATTGTATTAATAATATACGTATAGATATTTATTGGTGTTATATGGCAAAAAGAGAAAAGTATAAACCTTTTGTGTTGCCCTCTGATTTCAAAGAGTTGGAGTTGTACGTTCAGTCTCATAAAACGGACTTGACTGAACGAGTAATATCGTCGATTGAATTTGCTTTGGAAAAGAATCTACCGATGGTAGAAGTTTTTAACTTCAAAAATTCAGATTTCGTCATCACTATTTCGAGAGAAGCATTTCGTGATAACATTCAAAATGCTTATAATTTCTATTTGATAGAAGAAAAGTATGAATTGTGCGGAAGAGTGAAACGAATTGAATCGTTATTGGATACTACAGTTAAACCAAAAAAACCGAATGAAAAAAAACAAAAATAAATCAGGTGAAGATACTAGTCCAATTGTTCCACAGAAGAATAAAATAAAAAACGAAATTGAAATATATCACCGTGAATTAACTGTTAAACAAAAACAATTCTTAGATGTTGCTTTGGATAAAAATACAAAGTTAATGTTTATAAGTGGACCTGCTGGTACATCTAAAACATACATGTCTATTTTAACAGCATTGATGTTACTTAACCAAAAACGGGTAAGTGATTTGTTATATCTAAGAAGCGCAGTAGAAAGTTCCGATAGTAAGATTGGATTTTTGCCAGGTGAAGCTGATGAAAAGATGGCACCATACATTCAGCCACTTCTTGAAAAGTTATCGGAATTGACTAATAAAGCAAGTATTGATCTTCTTCAAAAAGAACAACGAATTGATAGTATACCCATTGGATTTTTGAGAGGATTAAATTGGAATGCCAAATGTATTATCGCAGACGAATCACAAAATATGACATACAAAGAACTTGTGACACTAGTCACACGTGTTGGTGAATTCAGCAAAGTGTTTATGTTGGGCGACCCGGATCAAAGTGATATCAATGGAAAAAGCGGATTTTTAAAAATGATGAATTCATTTGATGACCAAGAAAGTCGTGAAAATGGCATTTATACATTTAAATTTGATGAAGATGATATCGTTAGAAGTGCGCTGGTTCGATTTATAATAAAAAAATTAAAACGATCTGTATAAAACTTATATTTATATTAAAATATGCCAACTCCTACAATTATAGAACAACCATCCAGCCAAACAATTTTAGTAGGCGATGGTGCCGTATTTAATGTTAACTCTATTGACGAAGGTCCACTTAGTTATCAGTGGTTCAAAGATAATACCGAAATCGTAGGTGCTACGGGTAATACTTATATTATTCAAACAACTACACTAAATGACAATGGTGATTATAATGCAACTGTAACTAACGGTGAGGGTACTACTACAAGTAATATCGCAACGTTAACGGTTAATACACCGGTTCCACCGTCTCCAACACCTCCAATAATCACTGCACAACCTTCTAGTCAAGATATTTTATCAGGTAGTATTGCAGTATTTAATGTAACTGCAATAGGTGAATTGCCATTGACTTATCAATGGTTTAAAGACACGACCGAAATTATAGACGCCGTAGGTTCAAGTTATACAATTGCCAATACACAGATCAGTGACTCGGGTAATTATCATGTAACAGTAACTAATATTGTAGGTACTACTACAAGTAATATCGCAACGTTAACGGTTAATACACCAGTTCCACCGTCTCCAATCCCACCTACAATTAGATCATTTACTCCAACAGAAGGACCGGCTAATCAGTGGATATATATGTATGGGACGAACTTTATTACTGGTAATACACAAGTATACTTTAACACATCTAGTTGTTCTACTGTTTATGTATATAATGACACTCAAATTGGATTTTCTATTCCAACCAATGTAGATACAAATGGGATATTTAAAGTGGTAACACCAGATGGTGAATTCACAAGTAGTATTGAGTATATTTTTGCACCTGCATCGTTAACACCAACGGTTACTTGTTTACGTGATCATCCAGATCCAAGTTCTAATTGGGTATATGTTGATGGTACGCAATTTGCAAATGATCAAACTACATTAACATATGATACTAACAATATAGTTAACGTTTATGTTTATTCAACAACAGCTGGTGGATTTTCTAAAATCAACGTAGATGATGTAATTACATCCGTGTTATTAACTACTCCATATGGGTCTGCTGAATTTACTAGTAGTGTGGTAATTTTGTAACACGTAAATAAAAAATTGACCAAAGCTCTTTTTTGATGTAGGATTTAGTCCATGACAAAATCTTATACTGAAAAAGAGCTTTCTGCTAATTACGAAAAATTTATAAAACAACTTGAAAGGTTTTTCTCTGGTGAACGACTTGAAAAGTTGAAGCATCTTTACAGCGAAACTGAATATGGTTATCGTGTAATTATGGCCCCCGCTAGTGCTAAGGAACATTATCATAATGCATATGCTGGTGGGTATTTGGACCACATCATTAACGTATTGACCACGTCATTTGGAGTAAAGAAGTTATATGAAGCACGTGGTGGTACAATTGATTTTACCGATGAAGAACTTGCTTTTGCTACTATTCATCATGATCTTGGAAAGTTGGGTGACAAAGAACAAGGCGAGTATTATTTGATTCAAGAAAGTGATTGGCATCGCAAGAATAAAGGTGAGATCTATAAGTTTAATTCTAATCTCCAATATATGGATGTAACTGATCGAGCGTTGTTTATTCTTCAACAGTATGGAATTGTGTGTACGTGGAAGGAAACGTTAGCGATCAAGTTGTCTGATGGGTTGTATCATGAGGCATGTAAGTCATATCTGATGTCATACAATCCAGATCATGAATTGAAGACTAATTTGCCTAGGATTGTTCACATCGCTGACTATATATCATGTAGGTGTGAATATGATATGTGGAAGTTAGAAAATTAAGTTATGAACGATGAATCAATTTTTGTACAAATAGCATCATATAGAGATCCAGAATTGGTACCTACAATTTTGGACATGTTTGAAACTGCCACAAATCCAGAGAATCTAAAAATCTGTATTTGTTGGCAACATGATGATGTTGAAAATCTAGATGTGATTTCTGGGCATCCAAATATTCACATCATTGATATTCCATATCAACAGAGTAAAGGTGCTTGTTGGGCGAGAAATTTGATTCAACGTCATTATAATGGCGAGAGATATACATTACAATTAGATTCTCATCACAGGTTTGTTCAAGGGTGGGATTCTATTTTGAAAGAAATGTATTCACAGTGTGTTGATATGGGTAGTAAAAAGCCCGTAATTACAACATATGTTCCATCGTTTGATCCATTTGAACAAAAAGAAAATTATGAAACGACACCGTGGAGAATAGATTTTAATAAATTTACCACTGAAGGATCTTTAATTTTTATGCCAAATCCTATAACGGATCACGATAAGTTAATACGTCCAATACCAGCAAGATTTTATTCAGCGCACTTTGCATTTGCTGATGGTTCCTTTTGTGAAGATGTACAACATGATCCTGAATATTATTTTTATGGAGAAGAAATTAGTATTTCTGTCAGAGCTTTTACCAATGGGTATGACTTATATCATCCTCATAAAGTTGTTGCGTGGCATGAATATACAAGATCTGCTAGAGTGAAACATTGGGATGATCACGATCTAAACAAAAATCTATCAGTTGGTGTTGATAAATCATGGTGGGATCGTGATGCTGATTCACACTGTAGAAATCGTGTGTTGTTTGGAATGGAGGATAATTTATCTGTGGTTATTAGAGACAAATATAATATGGGAACGGTTAGAACCATTTCCGAATATGAACGATATGCTGGAATTAATTTTAAAAACAGAACCGTATCAATATATACTTTAAGTGGAAAACCAGCTCCGACGCCTTACAATCAAAATTATGTATGTGGATTAAATCCAGATCCTTCGGAAGTAATATCTGTAAATAAAACGATTGATATTAAACCCGAAACTTTCAGAGATGTACGAATTGAATATATAACCGTTGAAGTGTATAATACGGATAACAATCTGATCATCACAAAATCGTTTGATAAAATGTTTATTGATATGATCACTAACTGTATAGATCCTATACGATTAACTATCAATTTCGAGGTGATTACAACAAGTGAATATTATTGTAAACTATATACGTTTGATACATTTGATAGAAAATTAAC